TATGCTGGTATTACAATCTCAATAACTTAGTTCCCACTAACCTTGTGAAATAAGCAACAAAAAATCACAAGCAATATTATTGCTTGTGAAAAAAATATCATGCTGTACGTTCCCAAATATATACTGCTAAGTAAGGTTGCATGTTATTGTGAGCTAGTCCTAAACCAGCAGTATTAGTTTCAAGTTTATTTGAATATGTTGTTGAATTTGTATTAGCAATAAGTGCTTGTTCTAAAGGTTGTGAACTAGAATCAGCTCCTCTAATACCAGCATTTGTAAGTTCAAAGCCTGTATATCGTCCAGCGCCATGTCTATGAATTGGCATTTCTGAATCTGTTAGCGTGTGCTCTGCTTCACCACCAGTTGACCCTAGAGGATATGTAGAGTTTGCACCAATCAAGCAACGTCCATTAGCCGTCTTTACCCATGTTCCGCCCCACGATGTCTGAGGGTTGAAGTTAGCATTTGTACTGATATAGATAGAACCTACTGGGTAAAGTGTTTTCCAGTATACAGCAAGCATAGAATGCAAGGATACAATTTGAGAAGTATTGTTATCAACTTTTGTAGTAAGTGATGAAATATTAGAAGTATTGTTAGTGACTTTAGTATTAAGTGTTGAGATATCAGATGTATTTTCATTAACTGATGCCTGTAGATTTCTTACATCTTGCTTCAGCTGTATTACATCTTGTCCTACAAGGCTAGCTGATGCTTTAGCTTCATCAGCGTATTGTTTAGCTTCATTCGCTTTTTCAGTCGCTGTGGTAGCAGATCGTGAAGCACTGTTAGCATTCTGTTTTGCTGAGGTAGCAGACTGTGTCGCTGTATTCGCTGACTGTACAGCAATGTCAGCCTTTTCAGTCGCTGTGGTTGCGCTAACCTGAGCAATGTCTGCCTTTGTAGAAGCTGTGGTAGCTGACTGTTCAGCACTTTCAGCTTTAGCAATCGCAGTGTCACGAGCCTGTACTGTCTCGTTGTAAACAGTAACAACGTCGTTGGCATATTGTTCAGTAGCCTGTTTCAGAGTCAGTACTTCATCACGCATAGCAGTTACAGAAGCAACTGTTTCAGTTACAGTTTTTACTGCTTCAAGGATTTCCACATATTCCTTGTGAATCTCGTCACGTATGTTGTTGTTGATTTTAATTAGTTCATTCAGTTTTTGAATAACTTTGCAGAGTACTTCATAGTAGGATAATGATTCGTCGTACACAAGTGGAAGTACTTTCTGGCAGCATACATTTATTTTATTGATTTTGTTCATTTAATTTAGTCTCCAATTCATTAACAGTATCAACTAATTCATTTATTTTATTTGTAAGTTTGCATAGAACTTCATAGTAGGATAAAGAATTATCGTAAACAAGTGGTAGCACCTTTTGGCAGTAGCAATCACCGAATAATTCAGATTTGTTAAAATTCATATCTGTCATATTATTTCCTTTCTTATATTATATCATATATTACCACAACTGAAAGAACAAATCACTAAGTTCATCAATCACAAGTTCATCAATGTCAGTGTAACTGTCTACAAGTTTGTTGTAGATATTAATGTATTCCGAACCACCATTCTTACCGAGCAGTTTACGCACATAAGATTGTGTAGAACTTCATAGTAGGATAAAGAATTATCGTAAACAAGTGGTAGCACCTTTTGGCAGTAGCAATCACCGAATAATTCAGATTTGTTAAAATTCATATCTGTCATATTATTTCCTTTCTTATATTATATCATATATTACCACAACTGAAAGAACAAATCACTAAGTTCATCAATCACAAGTTCATCAATGTCAGTGTAACTGTCTACAAGTTTGTTGTAGATATTAATGTATTCCGAACCACCATTCTTACCGAGCAGTTTACGCACATAAGATTGTGTAGAGTTGTTACTTCCGTTTGAAGTGTTTGAAGATTCGTTTGTCACAGACTGGGTAGTTTCAGCTGTACTTGAACCTGTAGCATTTGAATCACTGTTCTGGTCAGAAGTACCCTTGTTGTGAGTGGCACTGGATAAATACTGATTGTTTTCAATACCAGTGAGTGCGCCCTGTGGTGTGTCGTTTGCTGTCTGCCATGCATCAGAAGCACTGTGGGATGTAGCACCACTTGTAGTATTTGAAGTATTTTTTGCTGAACCAGTAGTCTTGTTTGTGGAATTTCCTGAAGATGTGTTTGTGTTGGTGTTTGAACCGTTGCCTTTATAATCTTCTGTCATGTCAGTAGTGAATAGAAGTTTGTCTTGGATATCCTGAAGATTCTTGTACATGAGATTGTACTTGGGCATGATAAGTTTCATACGGTCTCTCAGGAACATTTTCCATCTTCCCACTGTCTCACAGCATATTTCTCTAGTGTAGTAGTGGCGCAGTATGTTCGCTTCAAGAGTAGTTCTGTAAGTCTCATCAAAGATAGGATAATCAAAATCAAAAATCTTAGGTACAGCAATTGCAATGATTTCTTCTGCATTGCCATTGTCGCTTGGTGTATCCGTGTTGTATGACTCGCATATAAATCTAAGTTCAGTTGTATATTTACTCATGTGTATCGTCTCCTATATTTCCCTTTTCTCCTGACTGATTGTCTTTTGTAAAATCCATAACTTCTTCAGAGAACTGATAATCTTCACGGAAGTCACAGTCAATGTTCAATCCGAACATCTTGTTGATTTGTTCACAAGCCTGTCTGCGCGCATTCAGTCTAGAGTAACGTGAAGCAACTGTACCACCCTGAGAACGAGTTACTTCATCAGATACCATTCTTTCACGTTTCTGAAATGATACATTTGAAATACCGAGGTAAGTCAGTGCTTCATTCCAAATCTGTGTTTTAAGCTGGTAGATTTTATCAGCGACATAAGGCGCCTGAGTTGACAGTACCTGTAATGCATTCATATCAAGCGACTTGTCCGCAAAGATAACTGGTGCATTACCATCAAATTCCTTGTAGAGGTTAGTCAGTGTGAGTCGCTGTTGCTCGTTGCCCTTGATAAGGATTGGTGTTTTCTGTGCGTTTGCATTCACATCAATGATTCTGTCTAGATTGTACAGACGTTTGGCGAACATTTTCACATCCAGCCATGAGTTTGTGTGTAGCATATTGTTGAAGATAATCACACTGTCCTTGTCTGTCAGCTGTTTCTGATAGCCATTGACAGCAAATGCACGTCTGTTGATAGGGATACGGTACACATTCAGTTTACCATTGATAAGGCACTGCAATGCAAGATAGTCACCAAGTTCATCATCCTTGAAGAAAACTGCCTGACCGTCTGTAAATAATACCATTTCTAGAAAACGTTCATCAATTCCTTCAGGAAGGTTCTTCCATTCAAACATTGATATTGACAGTTCCATGAGTCTATACGCATATTGTATATACGTATAGTCATTCATGGCAAGTGATTCTTCAAAATTAGTTTTTCTTTTTCTTCCCATAAAGTTCCTTTCTATTCTGTTGTTTCATCTGCTGTTGCTGGTTCGTCAATTGTATTATCCAGTGTGTAGTCTCCTACTTCTTCAAGGTTTTTCCATGTCGTAATTCCATTGTCATAGATTGTCTTGATTGTCAGCAAGTCAGTGTTGTTGATATTGCCTTTGATATTACACCCTACTGTTTTGAGATAGCTCCAGTGTTTTCTATTCAGTCTTAAAGGTACAAAGTTTCTCATCATTGCGTATCCGTACTTGTCAAAGTATTCATCAAGACATACTGCGTATTCATAACTTAGTCCCCACTGACGGATAATAAACCCAGCTGTATTACGTGCATAGTTCAAGCCGTCACACATTGCATTTCCATGAGCGGAATTCGGTATATGCTGGATATCCTGCTTCTTTGCCATCAACTGTGCTGTTGCATTCTGATATGCATTCAGATTGCTTAACTGCGCATTTGTCTGTGCAAGTGTTGCATTCTTCATTGCTGTCTGAAAAGTGTTAGCGGAAATAGCTTCACTAGCCTGTCTGCCAATCTGTGAATTAAGCAGTTGTGTGTTGATTTGGTTTGCCTGTTCATTGTAGATATTCTGATTCGTTATTGTTTCTGTTGCACCAAGCAAACCACCAGCGATACCACCAGCAATAGCGCCACCAACGTTAAGTCCTGAAGTAGCAAGTCCAGCCATAGCACCATATCCAATTTTGCTAGCTGTACCCTGAACATCACCAATCAGTGTTCTAGACTGCTGTGCGCTGTTGACAGCAAGGCTTGCCTTGTTGCTGTTTTCAGCCTGAGCCAGTGCTGTATTAGCCTGAATGTGCGCATTTGTTCTTGCGTTTGAAGCATTCAGTCCAGCCATTGTATAGTTATTCTGCGCAATTGCCTGATTCGTATCATATGTATTTCCAATAGCATTCATTGAAGCTAGATAGGAGTTCTTATTCTGTGCCCACCACACTTTGAAAGCATCCCCAGCAAAGGCGCATGTTGGGAACAGTCCATAGACACTTGAATATTCATAATCCCACAGATAGCCTCTGTACCACTTAGGCGTAATAACTACATTTGCCTGTGGAAAAATAACTTTCTCAACTTTGAATGTAACTGTTGAAGCGCCAAGATTCTCAAACTGGTCAAATTTCAATTCCACGGATGTACCAAGCGTGTTGTATACTTCCAGGAATGAATAAGGATAACTGAACAGTTTCTTGTTTCTTGGTTTATATGCATTACCTAGATTCATCTGTTGCGTAAAAGTAATTTCATCAGTATTGATTGTTGTTATTTTGTTTTTATCAATTCTAGGACACTGATAGAAAGCAACGATTGCATCTTCCTGACCATCTCTTTTGAACTGCCATATGACTTTATCCAAGTCTGACTCATTGTCAAGGTAGTACACAACCAGTCCAGTGTATACACCTGTAATAATTCCTGACTGTGCTGATATTCCTACATTGACAGTTGTAGTAGCAATAATGACCCAAGCAAGTGGCTGTGCGTATGTATAAGACTTACCCTGAATAAGTCTGTATTCACTTCCAAGTTCAAGGCCTTCAGGAACCGTATTTCCATACAGTCTGTCATATGCGTCATGATGTCTTTCAACAAATGTTTTTCCAAAAGTGTAATCATAGCACCATGTCTGCATTACATCCAAGTCATAGTATACATCTGTAACGTCATTGCTTACATATCCAATGCCTGTAATAAATGCATAGAACCATTTGTTTTCAAAGTTTGTATTCTTGAACATCAGGTAGTTGCAGTCAATCAGCTGTTCATACTTCAGTGATACTCTGATAGTACCAAGCTGTGAGCGCTGATAGGAATAGTCTGTCAGTGTATATTTCTTGTAAGCCATGAAAGCCTGTGCCTGTGTATCCCTGTCAGGATAGTAGACAGTGTGTTCATAGCTTTTATTCAAAGGAATATTCTTTAAAAGATAGATTGTCGTATTCGGAACAATGTACATAGTCTACCTCACTTTCTTATTATATTATACCATACAATGACATAATAAAAAAGAACAGATACTATCTGTTCTTTACTGATTAGCCTTTCTTCAGTGTGACTGTAGCACCCACGTCGGATGAAGCGTTCATTGCTGTTGTGGCTGTATATGTTGCACCGCCCATTTCAGCAACAAGAGTAATGTCTGTAGCTACCTGTGAAGCTGGGATAATCAATGCACCGTATTCATTGACAGCGATACTCTTTGTAACAAGTATTTCAGTCTGAATGAATCTAGCAGTGTTTGGTGCAAGTGTTGCACCATCTGCCTTTGCTTCAAGCGTGAATACTGTTGCTTCAGGTGATACATCCTTGCTCTTGATTTCAGCTGTGATTGTTGCTGGTAAGGCAATATTATCTGTACCAGCTACAAATGCAATTGCATTTGCAAATGGTGAGTTACTGATTGTTTTCCATGTATGGTAGAAGTAGTTCCAGTAGAGTCCACTTGCTACATACTTTTCTGTGAACTTTGTTGTGTTGTCATAGATTTGGAACCAGTCCTCATCCACGATAACAGCCTTGACATCTTTCATCAGTGCAAGTTCATTTGCTGTGACTTCTTCAATTCCGTCAGACTCTGCTCTGATTTCATCAAATCGTTCATTGTCGAATGTATCCCAGTCATCAATGAGATACAATGCACCCATGAAGTCAGCCTTATCCATGTTGAATGCACTTGCAAGCACGTTTACATCAAACTGTGCATTGAACTTTGCATCCATGAAGATAATCTGTCTGTCCTTCGGAGTAGTATTCTTTACACCAGCTTCATTGTACTTGTCACTCATGAATGGCAACTTGTTTGAAGCTGTTCTGAATTCGACTGCGCTTTCTTTCAGGTCTGTGATATCACCAATGGACTGTGGGTAGAACTTACCGTGTGAGATGGCTTTGATAAGCATATACTTAGTCAATAGGTATTCATCATATTCTGCACTTGTGTAGATACTGTCTACAATACGTGCAATCATATCTGTTACACCATCTACAGACAGGAATGCCTGTCTCAAATCCTCATCCTGAATCGTTGTCGGATACATGACACGCCAGTTCATTACATGGAATGCACTCTTTACATCAGGAAGTGTACGTTTGAACTCACGCTCAGCACCCTTTTCAGGTGTGTAGTATACAGCCTTTGTAATACCTACAAAGATTTCTTCAACTGTTTCACCGAACTCTAGATAACCTTTCTTAAGTCTTGCATAAGGATTGTTGAAGGTAGCGGAGCGAACCACTACAAGTGCAATTCTGTTGATAAGTGCATCCAGGAACTGGTTAGACAGTGCTGGATTGCCACAGATAATTTCACCAACCTTAGGGATATCGCTGTACTTTGTTACTTCAGGTACATCATTCTGATACTGATAGCCAGCGTTCTTTCTGATAACGTTCAGGATATCAAGCGTTGTAGCGTTTAATGTTGATTTTGCAACTCGTTTAGCCATAGTTTCTATTTCCTTTCTTCAGAGAACAAGTCATTGAAAGTTTCCTTTTCATCCTCGTTTTCTTCTTTCTTCTCATCAGCTGGTGTTGGGTTGACATCTTTCTTTTCATCATCCCCACCGCCCATGAATCTCTCTTTGTACTTTGTACGCCACTCCTTATCGTTTTCTTCAAACTTTGCTTTCCAGTCTGTAACGTCTTTCTGCTTCTCAGCAAAGTCCTTGAAGGTATCGTCTACATCTTCAAGAAGCTGAAGTGTAGCGTCGTCTGTATTGTCCTTGACATAGTCACGGACGATTTTCAATAATTCTTCTCGTGTTCTTACTGCCATAGTAACTCCTTTCTCCTATATTATATCACATTCTACGTCGTAAAGATATAGGGGAAATATAATACATCAGTTTCAATGATGTTTTCTTTTTGAATGTAGCAGTAATCGTACAGTCTCCAGCGCCGAATTTAAATGCAGTAACTGGTTTTAGAATGTTGTCAATACTGCCAGCACCGTTTATTTCCCAGCGGTTGAATACATATCCTTTAGGGATATCAGCATAAATATTTGTAACTGTTCCAGCTTCTTCTACATATAAATCAGCTCTACCGTTTACAACTGTCAGTCCGTATTTAGGTGGTGCTGGCGGAGTCGGTGGAGCAATATTCGGATGGTAGATGAATCCCTGAAAACCACCTACTGTACCACCACTTCGCTTGTAGCCAGTTGATTTGTATCGTCTGACATATTCGAACACTGCTCTACCATAGTTTGATTCACTTACCATGATATCACCATTGTCGAATATTTCTTCTACAATAGCTACGTGACCGTATCCACCGCCACCCAAACATAATACAGCGCCAAGTCTAGGTTCCTGTCCTCTTGCGTATCCGTCAGCATGACCCCAGTAGGTATTTGCATTTCCACTGCTGAGGTCATACTCACTTGTTACACCACCGAGTTCCATCCATCTTCCGTGTACATACCCTGTACAGTTCGCAAGTACGGAACCACTCCATGCACTTGGACTGCCTAGAATCTGTGCATTGTAGCCACCATATCCAATTTTCGTCCAGCGTGGGTCTCCGCTACTCGGAGCGCTTGTTCTTGGTGTATAACTCATGTCTTTCTTCCTCTTCTAGAATGCCCATAAAGCCAGCAAGCATGAAGACCAGCAGTATCAGCAGACCAATAAAGATTAGCACTAGTGCTGCCATCATGGTCTTGCATTGCTCAGATATGGTGCCACACCACTGTTGTACTTGCCACCATACACATAGCCTTCCTTCTTTGTTACAGCATCCTGAACATAGTACCAGCAGATATTTCCTACCTTTGCACCGTATCCATAGTAGTACAGCTTTCTTCCTTTCGGTGCTACTTCCTTTACCTTGCCTGTCTGACTTGGATAGTCACGCATATTCAATGCGCACTTCGTTGTAAACACTTTAGGCTTCTTGCCATAGATTCCTGAAAGGTTCCATGTCTTTACTCTACCGCCTGATGAGTTTGTCTGTTTGTCAGCAACTGTAACTCTGTATTTGTCAGGCAGACAGATAAATCCCTGAAAGGCTGTATTGCCACCGTGTGACTTGTATCCTCTACCGTATCTGTAGCATCTTACCTTTTCCCATCTGTTACCGCCATAGTTTGACTGTGCAACAACGATATAGTCTTTGAAGATACCGACTACAATTGCTACATGACCGTATCTTCCGTTCCAGCAAGCCACAGCACCAAGTTCAGGAACACTGCTTCTTCTGTATCCGTCAGCTGTATAGCCGTACCATTCCTTTGCGTTTCTTCTAGACAGCTTAGGTCTTACGCCCATCATTTCATACCATGCACCCCATGCATAACCTACACAGTTCGGCAAACATGAAGTACCGTTTACTCTAATGCATTCATTCACTCCACCTGAACTTACATGACGATAGTATCTGTTCGTGTAGTCAGGCTCTGTAATTCTAAGTACGGTCATATTACTCCTCACCTTCTTCCATATCCTGTGGAGTATCACTCTCTTTCTGAAGTACATTCAATGCATTTGACAGCGCTTCAGGAATCGGTACATATTCCCTCAGATTTTCAATACAGGAGTAGAACTCCATAGCAATCAGGCAGTAAAGTGTCGCATTGCTTACATAGTTTACCTTCAGACAGTAGTCCAAACAGAAAGCAATCACCACAAGAATGTAATCATAGCACTTCTTCAACATACCTTCCTTGAATTGACTCGACTTCAGGTCGTGTGAAAGAATCGCTTTGATAACGCCTGTAACAATGTCTAGCGCAATGGCAATACTCATTACAGCAATTGCCCCTTCGTTCATCTGAATCAGTTTAATCACATTTTCCATATAGTTTATAATGTATCCTTTCTATGATATAATTATAACATAAAGGATGGTATATTTATATATGGAAACTGTTTATTATGATGGAACTAAGCTCCTTTCAATGAAAGACATCAATGGAAACAAGCCTGAAATATTCATGGTTACATCAAACCGTACAGCTGGTAAGACAACATATTTCGGAAGGTTGCTTGTCAACCGCTATATCAAATCAGGCGCTAAATTTATTCTGCTTTACCGCTTCAACTACGAGCTGGATGACTGTGCTGAGAAGTTCTTCAAGGACATTCAGAAGCTGTTCTTCCCTCTCTACGAAATGCGGTCTGAATCACGCTCCAGGGGCATCTATCATGAACTGTATCTTGTTGACAGAAAGTATGATGATGGTGACAATACTGGCTGTTCCTGTGGCTATGCAATCTCGCTGAACAGTGCTGACCAAATCAAGCGCAACTCACATCTTTTTTCAGACGCTGAAGCTATGCTGTTTGACGAGTTTCAGTCTGAAACAAACCACTACTGCAACAATGAAGTCAACAAGTTCATGTCTATTCACGACTCTATCGCTCGTGGTCAGGGCAAGCAGACACGCTACCTTCCTGTCTATATGCTTTCAAATACAGTATCGGTTATCAACCCATACTATGTAGCTATGGGAATATCAAAACGTCTGTCAACAAGAACAAAGTTCCTTCGTGGCAATGGCTTTGTTCTTGAACAGGGGTACAATGAAAGTGCTTCAAAGGCAATGCGTGAGTCAGCATTCCATCAGGCTTTCAATGACTCCAAGTATGACAGGTATGCAACGACTGCTACCTACCTGAATGACAACTCTGCTTTCATTGCAAAGATGACTGGTAGAAGCTACTATCTGTTCACCCTCAGATTTGAAGGTAAAGAGTATGGGGTACGTGAATACCCCGACAGCAACATTGTATATGTGTCTGACAGTGTTGATGAATCATTCAAGACAAAGATAGCTCTTGACCTTGAAAGTCATGATATCAACTATGTACTTCTGTCACGCTACAATGAATACATTACCAAACTTCGGTTCTTCTTTGACCACGGATGCTTCCGCTTCAAGAATCAGGAATGTAAAAATGCTATCATAAATATGTTGTGCTACAAACAGATATAGTGTATAATATTATTGTACCGAAAGGTACAGTCTCTCTGTCTGCTTTGGCTTGACGTTATGTTTTTTCATTGAGTACCTCCTTATTTATGAAGCAAAAAAGGAAAAAAGAGTATTGGGTCTTACCCAGTACTCTTTTTCTATATGTATCGACTCACCCTGTATCGCTCATGCGGTTAGCTGTCCGACAGTAGCAAGGCACCACTTAAGGCGTGCTATTCCTCACCACCCAATGATTGATAAGCAAAGTGTGATACCCATATAATTTACTTCATTGTAAAGTCAGTGTCAACTAGAATTACACCGCCGTCAATTCTTTTCGGTAGCAGTTTACCACTCAGCTTCAGTCCTACATGGAAGTCCTTCATTGTCTTTTCACCCTTTTCCATTTCATCAATGAATATATTCTTACAGGTCTGTGGCATTCCAGCACACTTCACATTGTAGTATGGTTTTTCTACTGGTTCCAAATCTTCATGCGTGACATGCTCAATATATGTTTTCTGTCTTACAAAGATACCCTTATCCCAACTGCTTTCAAGTTTCCAGCAACAGAAGTCAGTAGGATGTACCTTGATACCCTTTATCTCATCAGGTGAAAGGTCACAGTGAATACTGTCAGTGTCAGCATAGATGAAACCTTTTCTTTTTTCTCCATAGTAATTCATCTGCGCACTTCTGATTGTGAAGTTTCTTGCATAGCTTGTGATTGCACTTCCTACAGCAATATACCCAGCCTTTTTCTTATGCTCTTCCACAAGTTCAAACTTCAGTACGCCATCCTCAATGTACGGACGCTGATAACTGCTGACATCACTGCTTGCCATCTTGCCGTACAGATTGTTAAGGAACAGCTTGGCAAGTGTACGCATTGCGCCCTTGCTGTTCTGCTTGATTTCCTTGTACTTGTTGATATAGATATCGAACAGTCCTATTTCAGTATGGAACCAGCAACCGTGAAGTATCACTTCATCATAGACATCATAGTGGTCATGCAACAACCTGTAGTCTGTACATGTCAGTGTCAGCCTTACCCGGTCAGTGAACTCTCTACCGCTTCTGTCATATCCGCGCATTACCTTCTGACCGTTTACTGTAGGCCGTGAATCCTTCAGGCACTCTGTAGAATGATAGAATGGCGAGCCCTTTATCTGAATGAATGGAAGATACCCTTCCCTGATTCTGAATGAACATTCAATTGTTATGAAGAAGTACTTGTTATTCCCTCTTGCCTTTTCAGGTATCTCATTACCGTACCAGAATGAAGGCGCACCAACTGGATATCTGTTGCCACTTTCACTGTGCATCATGGATGGATACAGACTGTTTACATCTGCTGTCAGTCCTCTGTACTTTATCATGTTTGTCTTTTCAGCAACTACATAGCACCATCCACCATGATAGCTTTTTCTGATATACTCGTCAGCATTTGACGCACCAAAAATACGTTCATCCAGTGTGTACTCTGTCAAGTCAGGGAACCAGTTATCCCAGTCAACCCCAATCAGATTCTTATATTCAGCAAGACAACAACTGCCAATCGTCAATCTGTCATGACCTTCACCGAACATGAACTCGAGCGCTTCCTTCAGTACAAGAACATCATTCTTGATGTATTCAATATCACTTTCACTACAGTCAGCTAGACTGAATTTGTTCGTGTATTCCATGTCAGTTTTCTGATGCTTTGTATTGAATGCCTTGCCCACCTGTTTCAATGTAAATGGGAACAGCTTCAGTGAATCCCTGATAGTTATCTTTACGCCTTTGTAGTTTACTACTATCATGTACCACTGCCCCATGTCTGATATCACAGTGTTGAATGTACCTCTCTCTTTTGCCTTGTTATTTTCTGTAAATGTAAACCTGTTCTTCAGAAGCCAGTCAACAATGAATGTACCGTCAAACTTCAGGTTATGATAGTACAGTATGAATTCATCCCATGGTCTCTTGCTGTGATAGATATACTCAAATGTATCTTTAATGTTACCAAACAGTTTTACATCTTCACTTCCCAGCTCTACCATTGCACTTGACCATACCTCTGTATGTATCTGTCCTTCATAGACAGTCGTCTCAAAGTCACACGCATAGATATGCTTTGTTGTTACGTGTCTCATCAGTACTTACTCTTTCTAGGTTTCTTCATCCCCTGTTTCGTAAGGTGTGCCTATGGTACTCATATCTGTATCTGTGACTTCAATCTTCATATCATTATCAATCATATTTCTAAGACGTGACTCCATGTATCTGAAGATATCATTTACCTGTGACTGATTGCTTGCATACATCAGGTCTTTAACCTGTCCTAAAAGATAAGAATATTCTCCTTCATTCATATCCCTTCTTCTCAGGTCTACGAATGCATCAAGCATATCAATGACAGCATCCTTTTCAGTAAAATCAAGAATATCACCACGAACAGAAACAGCTGTATCAGGATAGCTGTTCAGCAAATCTTTGATTTCATCAACATTCTTGATTGTCTGCTGTCTCAATGACTGTACCTTTCTACGTTCAATCAGCTTGCCCTGTGCTACACTCATCTTTCTACCACTGTCAGACACATAGCTTCTAGCTTTACTGATTGCCTTGCTCTCGGTTGAGAACTGCTTCAGGTAATTCACATCAGCCTTTGTTACGATACCTTCCTTGATTCTGCTTAGTCTTGTCTCAAATGCTTTGACTGTACTCTTCATGAACTTGAAGCTCTTTCGCTGTGCTGTCTGAAGATTCCTGAATGCTTTCTCATAGGCTCTCATTGCACTCTTGGTGTAGTTCTTCTTTCTTGCCATAGGTACTCCTTTCTTATACAAGAATATAAATTAATTATACCCTTGTATAAGAAGTCAACGCAATGGTTGACTTCATCTTTTAATATGGCAAATCACTTGCGTTGATATCAGCTGTCACTTCTACAAACTCAATGTTTGTTGTAGATACATTGCCCTTTGTTCTGTACTCTGAGAAGTGGATTGCTACCTTGCCAGCTTTGATTTCTTCTACACTAGGTTCATCAGCAAGAATCTTTTCTACTGTGTCCTTAGTCCATGATGGAAGGTTGATTCCTCTATTGTCAGCTGTTACAGCAAATACTGAGTCAGTATAATTAGCCTTGTCTGATTTGTGCCATCCAATTGCTACAATTTGCACTGTCTTGCCCTGTAAATCCTTCGCTTTAATCCATGTGCTTACCTTCTTAAGGTCGATATCAAATACCTTCTTCTGTGTGTTGTTGAATTTTGTAATGTTTAACATAATATACTCTCCTTTCATTACTTATTCATACTACCCTTTTGCATGAGTGGATAGATAACTCTCAAATCCTTCAGGAAGTTATACAGATACTTTCTTGTTCCAGTCGTTACGATTCTGTTTCCTACTTTCAATTCAAAGTCTGTATCTTCCTGTTTTGTAACAAATATGTCAAGCGCTGTTTCACGTGACACAATATCTACCATGCTTGCAAGCATTGCCTTTGTCGTCACATTCACTCGGTTCTTTTTCATACTGCCACCTCTCTTTCTATTACTTATATAGTATACTATAAGTCAAGAACTAATTTACATGAATATGTATTTAATTAATGCTACAATTCCTAATACTGGTGTACCTATTATCAATGCGATAACCACAAACAAAATAACAATTTTGAATAATACTACCAGCAACTCTGCTGTCCTTTCAAACAGATTCATTTTAAATCTCCAATCATTTTCATCATTACATCATACGCCTGTGCCAACCTTTCATAGTACTTGATGTATACGTCTGTATCAATGACTCTTGTTACCTTGTAGCACTTTGATACTCTTGTGATTGTGATACAGGCTTCTTTGCTGTTCAGCTGTAGTCTGAACACCGCTAAAATCTTATCCTCTGTTACTTTCATGATTCTCTGTACTCCATCTTAATCTTTTCCATGATTTCTTTACCTTTTGTTTCTGCTTCTTCTCTTGTCCTGAAACAGTTACCTAGTTTCCACATGCAATAATCAGATGATGTATTAACCCATCTCTGTTGACACGTAAACCCAGCATACGGTGAATAGTAGTAATAAAATTCATCAGCCTTCGGTTTCCAAGGTAGCTTAACTATTTTTATTTTTTCCCTCAATAATAT